TTGAATTATAATCAGCCTCACCACCACGAGTTCTTATAGAACCCTGTTTGTCAAGCATAACATTAACAGCATTACCAAGTTCATTTACATTCAAATCCCTTGGGTCTTTTAGATTATTAATTCCACCAGAGAAATTATTTAATATTAATTGCTGTTTAGGCACTATTTAGCGCCTTTGAATTTTGAGAAGAATCCTTTCTTCTTCTTTTTACCTTTCTTCTTAATCTTCTTGCCTTTCTTCTTCTTCTTTTTAATCTCAGACATGGCAACATCAGTCGTATCTAATACAACTGGCTGTGGTTGCGAACTATTAAGAATACTCACTAAAACCATTGTAGTAATTGTTTTCATTTTATTTTCCTTTAAATACACCCTCTAATAAATCTGTTACTACATCCATCATTTCTTCAAAGAAGATTTGTTCTTTATCTTCCTTAACAAACGGAATGTTAATTTTCTCATTCATTTTTGTAGCCAACATATCAGAAAATTCATCAGATGCTATATGCCCCATAGCTTCTTCTTTCATTTTATCTGCTTGCTCTTCAGCTAACCTTACTAACATTGATTTAATATCCATTACATTACCTTCATTACTAGGTTTACGATTATAGGAATAGCAAACATTGCCACTCCTCCCCAAGTTTTTATTTCCACAAGCCTTGACTCATGTTCAGCTACCTTGCCATTTACTTTTTCAAGATGCTTATCAATTCTTTCTATATGCTTAAAAATAGACACTTGTCTCTCGTTCAACCTTGTAAGTAAACGAATAACTTCTTCTCTGTGTTGTTCTACTTTCATTTGCTGTTTATCCTACCAGATAAGTATGCAATCTTTTCCGAAGCTTCAGAGAGTTCCCTAATAACATCTTCCCTGTGTCTCAAAGAAACATCATCTGATTTATTCCATCGTTCAATTAACTTAATAATCATACCTTCCATATTCTCTAATGTTTCGGATTGTCCACGATTTTCTATTTCAAGATTTCTTAGTGACTCTTGTTGAGACTCTGACTTCTTCGACATTGATATTACTAAATAAACAAACATCACGCCTACAACGCCAATCATCCCCGCTTCGCCATAAACTGCCATAAAATCCATTATTCACTCTCTTGGTTGACATTTGTCAACACCCAAAATGTAGTATATTTCGCACATTTACTTCTTTTTACGCTTTCCCCAACTAAGTGGGTTAATGTTAAATTCTTTTTCATAGAAGTTCACTTTCTCTTCAAGTTGCTCTCTCTGTACCTTCTCTTCCACCATATGTTTGTCCAGCAAATCCCCAATTTTAACATCAGCCGAGACCATCTCATCTTCAAGTTGTCCCAATCTAGACTCGATACGCCAATAACCGTAAACAAGCATCCCGACCAAAACAAGTAACTGACCCAACCACTTGAGGTTAATACTAACAATAGCGTTATCATCAACAACAGTACCACGATAACTCCTTGCAGTTTGAGTTTTATCACTCATTTTACCTTAATATTAAAGTAAGAATGATTAAAAAAACACAGTATGCAATTAATATTGCAATTTCAGGTTTTATCTTTTTCCACGAAAACATACTTAACATGGATGTCATAAGATGTTGAAATATTTTCCATACTATACCTTTAGATGTTTAGATACTTCTGTATCCCCTTTATACATAGGAACAATTCTTGTAAGAAGTTCTGATTTTGTTTCACTTCCACCATAAGCAACTCCACGCTTATCATAGAAATCTTTTATTTCTGCTTTAGTATTTGAATCTGTAGGATAATCTGCTTGTGTAGTAGCGACACCATTAATGATATGATGACCTCCTACTATCAATCTTCCATGTCCATCACCATGCTTCTTGGCACATTCAGCAACAAAGAACTCTTCAGCAGTTTTAAAACTATTAGTTTTCTTAGCTACTGTACCATCTACATCAACAAAGTAATCGTAAGACGAAGGGTAAGTCAGAGTCTCAGTAGACCCATCTGCATATGTTTTAGTGCGAGTAGCACCGGGAGTTGTATTTCTATGAATCCTAACTCGATGACCCTGACTACACCGTCTAACAATCATTAATCCATCCACCTTTTATGATACCAAAGATGAAAGAATCTGTGCTTCAGGACTTCAACTATCAATCCAACTAATGAATCAGATTCATACTGACCTATCGGCACTTTATAGATTGCTTTGTATTCTTGTTTCATGTTTCCTTCAATCATAACATCACCCACCATGCACAAGCTGTAGCAATGAATATATCAAGGAATGAATCTTCAGCCCATGCTCTCACAGAGCCATAAGGCTTCCAATTTTCCACATAATATTCAATGATTTCCCATAGGATTGCCATAGCAAACACTAATCCAATATTCTGAAGTCCAGCAAATCCAAACCAGTAGAATACCTTTGTTAAGAATAGTCCACCTAAGAGATGCCAGAAACTCCAGACATTTAACTTAGAATTAACCCATGAGAAATACTTGCTTATTTTCATGCTTCTGCTTCAACCTCTTCTGCTTCTTCAGGTTCAAGAGATGAACGAAGCATATTAATGAATGCTTCTTTACCTACAGATAGCTGG